CCGCCAACAGCCTGACGTGAATCGAACACAATTCGATTCTGGCTGGGCGTTAAACCCTCGATCTTCACCAAACGGCCTATGCCGTCGTTAATTACCACATCACACAGTGGACCGGAATACCAGAACTCAATCTCGCCAAGTGCCGTACCAAACACCGTAGAGGTGATCGGATTTGTCAATGCAGTACCAAAAGCATCGGCATAAACCGTTGCCGTGGTACTACTGGCAATAAAAATGCTAACCCTCAACCCACTGGTTATTAGATTGTCATTCTCATCGACAACAGCAAAATGATATTTCTGTAAAGCGGGAATTTTATTACCCATTTTCTAACATCCTTTCTGGACTACACCTGTAAGGTGTCAATTACCATAGTGGCAAAGTCCGGTTGGGCGGTATCAGCTTCATCCTGGAACACGGTTTTGGAAACACCATAAATCCAGTCAACACCTTTGAATGGTTTTCGATTAGTACCGCTGTCTCGGTCGCCATCAAAACGACTGAACTGTTTTCCATCGATCGAACCGTACGCTATGCCACCTGCCTGAGCGCCAAGAAGAACTGCACGCCCGACTGTTTTGCCAGTCTGTACCTGCTTGGTAGTTGCGGCGGCTGTTCGGGTTGTATTCAACTCAAACGCTTCCTGTGGAGTAGTACCACCGGCCCCTGTACGATATTCCATACGACCATAGGGAACCAATAGTATCCTGGCTCCATTGCAGGGCCAGAAGCCGAGTGACGTGCTCAATAGTGGATTCTTGTGGCCGCGGACCTCGGCGTAATAGTTGCGATTGAGATACGTGGTGTTACGTCGGAAACTTTTTGCCTGACTGGTTGTCATCAGTAAAATATAACACTCTTGATTCTCAATCATAAGTGGTTGTGGCCTTGGCTCCTGATTGATCCAGTAATCAACAATTTCCTCAAGGAAATTCGGACCCATAAGGAAATTGGTCGCCGTCTCAGCAGACAATATGTAATCGTCTGTAATGGCAGTATCGCCAAGCACGCCTATCTTTGTACCATCGCCAAGGGCACTGTCAGTACCAATTACCCCTGCCGATGTTTCTCCGCCATAGGCGATACGGCTAGTGGACGGTGTATGTTCGTTCACACTGGAAACACCAGTAGAGAGATTATACAGACCACAAATGGCCTTAATAATCTCCAGTTCCACTGTTCTACCTTTCCACGATGCGATTGCCTCGGTAGCCGTTCTCGGCCAATCTTCGATCATTACCTGTTTCGTGTAAGGGCCTGCCACATCTGTAGCGTGACCTCGCTCGTAAACAGATACGTCGAAGTGAAAGATGTCGTACGACTCCAGAATGTCAAGGGAATTAAAGTTGTCACCGCCACCGACTCCAGTCAACGGACCTATCATCGGCATACGTACTGTTTTGCCTTTCGGTACATCCAGATCTGTATGGACCCGGATACAACTGTTGGCACTCTGACCAATCAAACCACTACGCGCGAAGTAGTTAGCTTCCAACGCGTATTTGTAAAAACCTCTCGACCATTTTATTGGTACGTTTGGGCTAGTTGATGCTCTATCTGTCATCGTTTTCGCCTTATCCTTTCCCTGCTAACCCTCTATTACGACGCCTGCTGTAAGTTCATCGAGTGGATCGTCGTATTCAATATGCTCAGGTTCAACCTCTTTGTTTGAAGGTGGTTTAGTCTGAGTTTTTGTCGCGGGTTGAGCAGTTTGTTGTGTAGCAGACTGGGCGACTCCGGCTTTGGCTGTCTGTGAAGGCTTTCGTAAATGCGGGCATTTAGTTAAACACCTGTTGTAAAACTCTCTATGTGGTTCCAAACTTGCCTTAATAACATCACAATCGTCTTTATCTAACCAAGCCTTACCACTCTTTACAACACTATCATAATCAAGCATATCTCCCATTTTCTCGACAGTAAATTCCTGCCTTGCGATCTGGTCGAGTTGTTGATAGTGTTGATTCTGAACGACTTGGTTTTGCCTGGCATTCTCGCGTTGGCCCCATGCCTCGTGAGCGAATTGCGCTTTTCGCTGCTCGCTCGGAAGCATCATATCCCAGTCGTCATCTTCAATAGATGCTAATGGGTCAGGGTCATTCGGATCAAGATGTTCTTGCTCTTGCGTCTGCTTATCGGCCTCTTTTTGGACCAACAAAACCTGCATTTCCTCAAGTTGCCTTTGAAGCTCTTGCCGTTTCTGGCGTTCTTTCTGGACAACACTGATCGGAACCTGCACTAACGGCTTCTCTTGTGTTTGACCATCAGTTTCCGCTGTTTCACCCTGCGAGTCGGTCTCTTTCGATTCGTCCTCAGACTTGGTATCAACTTCAACCTCTGCCTTGGATTCGTCCGTTGCTTGCTCCGATGTTTCGACAGTTCCTTCTGTAACAGTCTCTTGCTCGGTCACGTCTTCATCTACTACAACATTGTTAATCAAATCTTTATTATCCATAATACACCTTTCGTCTGATATAACGGCCCAGACAACCGAACATGACATTTAACCCCTGCCATGAAGATATAACCCGATACGGTAACGGGAACACGGCTATCCTGTCGTGAAGGTAAAACCCCCCTATTCACTTATATTTAGAGCTTTCAATCCGCTCTTAATAAGCGGTATCGCCTGCTCAGTAAGAATGCCAAGGCCAGTACGGATATATGAATACCCGTCTGTTCGTTCCTCTTTGCGGTTACGAGCAAGTAAGTCGTCGATACGCTTGCCTATCTCGGTAAGCTGTTCGTCAATAGATGTAATCCTTTTTGGTTCGCTGGCCGCTGACATAGGCAAGATAACTCTTGGTCCATAGATTTCCGTTGCTTCCTTCTCGGCTGGTGGAACTTCAAATGGCTCGCTTGTGGTCAATTTTTGCTTAAAATTTGGTTTACTTTTCTTCGCCACGATAAACTCCTTTCGTTTACGTAGGCATTACCTGCTGTGTAATTTTTTCTAACTGATCGATCATCTCGTCTTTTTGGTCCTTTGGTAGTCCGGTAGCCCGTATCAAATATGGAGCTAGAATCTGCGGAGGAACCAATTCTCGCAAATCACTTAATTCGTAGAAGTTGCTCATCTGCGTTGTTGGAGCGTTCGGACTGCGCGTTACTATAACGCCATATTTACCCGTCCGATGAGCCTTAAACTGTTTCAATAATTCCTGTTTGGCGATCTGTACTGCGAGCTGGTCGGCCTTTTGTGTGTATTGGGCAAGCATTTGTTCATACTGTTGCGCGATTGCCTGAATCTGATCTTCTGGCAATGTCGCAAACGCCGGCAACTTAATCGGATTAACTGGCGGAGGTTGAGTCTGCATAACCTGTCTGCGAGCATCATCAAGTAATTCCCCGCCAACAAGGTCATTATCGTCTATCAAAAAGCTGATTTCCTCATCTGTGTATGTTTTGGTGGCTCTGACTATCTCCATCGTCGTATAGCCGAGAATCTTGCAACTGTAATCGTATCGGTCAAATATGATCTGGTTTGTAGCCATAGACTGCTGAACCTTGGCCCTGTACAGCTTCCCGGACTCTTGGCGGTTAGGATCAAGGCCACGACTGGCCCCAGTTACTCCTCCTATTTCCTCGATAAAGTTCTTATCTCGACTAACCATATCAAGATGTGCTATTGGTGGGCTGTTTGGTTGAATCTTTTCGAGTAATCCACCGTACTTTGATACATCAAGAACCATATTTGGCGACGATCCGAAATCACGCAAAAGTCTTATTGCGTCCACGTCATCGCTCTTGCCAACACGCCATCCAGAATTAGCCACACTATTGATAATTTGCACAGCGTTTGTCATTCGTTTATTAAGTTCGTCCTGTGGTCCGATCAGATTATCAATTACGCCCATATCGTACTGGGTATCGCCAAACGGAGTAAACGGAACAAGCGGAAATAAGCAAACCCCGTTAAATGGGTCTTCAACGTGCTCAAGTAGTAAATTGCCAACCCTAACAACCTTATGAAGTAACGCCATAGGCTGCTTTTCTTTTATCTCGAACAATCGCGACTTCTTGCTCGCAATCTCCCTCAACTTATCGAGTCTTTCCTGGTCTTTCTTTTTCTTTGGGTCAAACCACGCAATCGACCAATTCTCTTTGTTGCATACCATCGTTCGGGTTACGTGTTCTTTTATCCAGGTAGTATGAACTCGGGCACGCCATTTATTCATTGAATCCCGATCAAATATGATCTCGTCATTATCAGTATCGGACTCATTATTACCAAACATCGCGTCAACTATACGATCGATTACGCCTATTTTACCGTCGGCAATATAACCTTCTATCGCCACGTCTATATTAGGTGCCTCCTTTGGGTATTTCGCCTTTAATTTGTCCTTGTGTTGCCAGTCTGAATCGATCACAAACGATGCACCGTTACGGGAATCGTTCAGATCGTTACTCAAACACCCAGGATCAGGCCTGACAGCCAGTGGCGGCCTGGACCTAACTATTATCTGACCGGTTACAGGGTCGCGGTCATAATCTATTTCGATGCCAAACCAGCCAGCGCCAGAGCGTACACCGTTCAAGAAAACATCACTCTTGATATAATCACCGTCGCACATATCCATTATGTGCTTTATCAACTCGGTTATCAACTTAGCCACCCATTCGTAACCGCCACGTCGCTCAATCGCTTTAGTGTCTTTTCGATTGTCACGCTCAAGACTTGTCAGATAATTGATAACAGGTAATATCTCATTGAAGGTCAGACATGGCCTACCCTCACGTTCTAACCGCTCTCTTATTTCAGTAGTATATGTCTGCAACCCGCGATAATACTCAGAACCCTTCTTGCACCGCTTAGAGAAGTCTGCCCACCGCTCAGAGTCGGTCACAATCGAGTTATATTCCATCGCTACCTCTAACGCTTTTACGTCGTTCATACTAACCTACAGTCTGGTAATAGTTAGCCCATTCGCTGTAATTATTGGCTGTAATTATCGGATTTGCCCTGCCATCGGCGATTGCCATCGCCATATATCGGAATGCGTCGGCCCCGTTACTTGACCAGTCATGCTCTGGCTTTCGGCCATATACCGGCCTGGAGTCGGTCGAAACAGTCTCGATCCGTTTCCAGTGGTACTCCGCCAAAGCCTTCAAACCCAGCTTGCATTTGCTCTTATCGAACCAACATCGATCAAATATCTGCCTGGAAGATTCGATCCCATCTTCGATCAAGGTTAATTCCAGTACATCGTAGTTGATCCCCATTTCGTGAGCCGTCTCTAGTCTGGTTTTGCCTGTGCTCAATTCCCGCTGTTTTATATCGTGCGGGGCAAAATGCTTACCGTAAATCCAATCGTTATCGAGCTTCTTTTTATCCAATACTCGAACATAATGAGCTAACCCCTCGTTAATTTCCTCGTAATAATCAATAATGTGGACTTCCGGCCCTACCATCTGAAAGAACCAAATCGACATAGCGTTACCCGTACTCAACCCTAAATCCCAGGCCGTATGAACCAATGCCGCCTGTTCTTTTGGTAGGCTGTCTCTTATTCGCTCCTGTGTTCTGGCCCTGGCAAGCTCGGCCCCGAATATTGCACCTTCTACGGTATCCGGTATCTCGCCCAATACGCGTGATTTCCAATAACTGCTGTTCTCGCCGTATTTGGACCTTATCCGATTGACGAACCGCTGACCAGACACACCTGGGATAATCTCTTTGTCCTGTTTGTAGTTTGGCGTGTCCAAAACCGATATCGTGATGCAGTTCCAACCGCTCTCAGGCTCAAAGCAATCCACAAAGTCACCATAGCCACTTGTCGGATTGCCAATAGCAAGGAATCGAGTGTGGCCCGCCGTGAGTAGTGAATCGGCAGCCTGCCATATTTTAGGCAGCACGCCGGCGGCCTCATCGAATATCACAAGGATATGATCGTTATGGAACCCCTGGAACGCCGTCGCCTGCTGTGTAACCGTGTCTGGGCGGGTACTGAATCCGATTGCAAACCACCGATCATCAATGTCAAGCTTTGTCGCTGTAACCTTGCCAGGCAGATTGCACTTAGCATTTGCGTGCGCGTCGGCAATCTCCCGCCATAAGACATTTTCAACCTGATTATGAGTTGGAGCGGTGGTTATTACAGTTGCCCGCGGGCCGTAAGCAATCAGAAACCACACAGCTAACCGGCCAGCAGTATAAGACTTAGACACACCATGCCCAGCCTTGACAGCCGTTCGTGGATTGTCGCGGACCGAAGACATAACCTCCGACATCTTATCCCATATATAATCATCAGGTATGCCCAAAGCCCTGTTAAAAAATAACTGTGGGTCGTCCCGGAACCGATGTAATCCCTTTATTGCTAGATCGTTACTACTCACCACGGCCAATATCCCTCAATAGTTCCAGAAGCTCCTTCGATCCGCTGTGCTCGCGCTTGTCGGTGAACATTGCCAGGTGACGACCGAGTAGTTCGAGATTTTTCGTTTTATCGTGCAGCTTGAATCTGACAGTCACGCCGATTTTTGACACAGTTTCAGACACCTCGGCAACGCAAGCTAACTGATCCCGGGTTAAATCGGAGAAGTCTGTCATTGACACTTTCTTGTCTTGAACATCAACGAAATCTCCCATATTCGAGAACGCTAATTTTGCGAGCTCTGTAACTACTTTATCTACCGTAACTTCTGTTCGCTCGGCTCTTTTTGATTGCAATTCTGCAATGTAATCCTGAACGTTAGGGTTTGTTAGGAGCTTCGACGCTGTTATTCTTGCAGACTTTTTGGCCCATCCCACCTCTATAGCTGCCCGACTGCCATTAAAATCTTTAATATACTCCTGGCAGAATCGCTGTTGTTTCGGTG